CCGCCCTTATCTGGCTGGTGCTCACGTTCCTGGGCATCGCGGTGGAGGAGATGATATGAACGAACACGAAGACGGCTACATTGACCCTGGCCTGGCGGACGAGAATGCGCTGAACGACGCGGCGAACCCGCCTGAGACCACAAAGCGGTCGGGCACCTCGAAATGGGATTGTCTCGTGCTGCAACTGGCCGACCTCGCCGTCGAAAGCAAACTCCGCCGCCCTTATCTCAACATTATGTTGGCCGGCACTACAGGCACCTACGATGACGAGAGTGTAACTGTTGGCCTTGACCGCAACGACCCGACCTGTATGGCCCACTGGCTACGCAAGGCCGTGGAGCGGGAACTCGAAAGGAGACGGAGATGAGCAGCTACTGTATGAAGTGCGGGACGCCCGTGGATCGCATAGGCGAGTTGTGCCCGGAGTGCGTGCCCGAGGGCGACGGCAAGACGAGGTGGAAGATGCTGGTCTACGAGATCGCGGACGCGAACGAGCGGATCGGCTACACATCGGAGACGTGCAAGCTGAGCATCAGCGTCGAGCCCTTCTCGTTCAACACATCGGACGCTCGAAGCATGGCCCACTGGCTACGCCGCGACGTCAAGGCCGTGCTGAAGGAGAGAGGGCTATGAGCGAGAAGAACCCGAACGCGCATCGAAAAGGCTTCGCCAGGCTCCGCACCTGTCCAGGCTGTAGCAAGCAGCGGTCGATCCCCAAGGGCACGATCTACTGCGCGAAGTGCATCAAGGCCCTCCGCGAACTCTCGGCCCGATAATCTTTTTGCATCGCGGGGAAAATACTTCTTGACAAGCGGCGGATTATACCGTATAATGTAGGTGTGATGGGGAACGAAGTAACCGAATAGATTTTGGCCTGCCGTGACCTCCCGTCTCCGACTGTGGGAACAATCGATCCGGGAGTAGCGGGCAAGTGAGGAATGGCGGCCCTGGCTCACCAGGCCGGGGTCGCCTCCTCGCGATTAACAAACTTGGGCAGCGTGCTCGCCGTGACCTCCGTTTTAAGATTCCGGAGTAGCGAGGCGTATGAAGGATGCACTTGTTGTGCAGGCGGCCCCGGCATCCGGGGGATCGGGGTCGGGCCGCCACCTTCGCCCTTATAAGGAGATGAATGATGAACAAGGGCGACACGCAAGAGGTTGTGCCCTACGTGTTCGACGAGTTGGAGCCGGCCGATCCGGTGCTCGACCAGCCGCTCGTGAAAGCTCAGACCGAGCATATCACGGCACTCGGGCCGCTCAAGGCGCGGGACGTGGACGAGACGGTGAACGATATGGTGCGAGCCGCACTCGACGCCGGCGAGGACGCCTACTACGCATGGCGGATGGCGAACGGCGACCACGTGGCCGGCATCTCCGGGCTGATGGCGCTGGAGATGATGTCGATATGGGGCAACTGCGCGCTCTCGGCCAAGGACGCCGAATGGGACGAAGAGCTCGGCCAGTGGGTGTTCAGGTATACGTTCGTGGACACCGAGCGTCGCGTGGCACTCCCGCACGAGGAGCGGTTCACACCCAAGGCGGTGCCGGCCGGCTCGAAGTTCGCGGGCAACCCGGATGAGCAGGCGAGGTGGCGGCGTATGCAGTTCCAGATCGGCCAGACCATCGCGAAGAGAAACGCGATACTCAAGGGCGGCATACCCGGCAGCGCCCGCCGGATGGTGCTCAAGGCCGCTCAGGGCGCACAGCAGGCGCAGATCAGGGAGAGCGGCGTGCAGGCGAGCGGGTCGAAGATCGCCGCCGAGTTCGAGGCGTATGGCATCAGTGCCCAAGCCCTCAGCCGCAAGATCGGCAAGTCGCTGAAGCAGGCGAGTGTTGAGGACGTTGAGAGCCTGCGCCATATATACCTGCTTATCCGTAACGCATACCGCGAGCACGGCCCGGAGGCTGGGGAGATGACGACCTCCGGCTTCTTCGGCCCGCCCAAAGACGAACAGCCGAAGCAGAAGCCGACCGCTCCGCGCGATAGGGAGGTCAAGCATAGCCCGCCGATGACGGACAAGGTGAGCATCCTCGCCCAGGAGTTCAAGGACGCAGGCCAAACAGTGCCAGCCGTCGACGAGCTCAAACGGATGGTGGCGGAGAATGACAAGAAGGTCGTGGCGCAGCGGGCTGTCCGCAATGCACGTAACCCAGGCAAGAGGCGTGACGCATCGAGAGACCTGTTCAACTAAGGAGACTGACAATGGCGGACAAGGGATTCAGGGTCATGAACATAGTGGCCCGCGACGTGAAGGGAATGAAGGTCGTGGACATCAAGGACTTGCCGGGCAGCGCGACCATACCGGTGTGCGGCCTGAACGGGTCTGGCAAGAGCAGCACGCTCGACATCATCGAGATGTGCTTGCGCGGCCCAAGGCTGTTCGGGGATGAGCCGGTGCGCCGGGGGGCAATGAGGGCGACGATGGCGATAGACATCGCGGACGACGCCCCGTTCCTCCACATCGAGCGCGTGGTGGCGGCGGGGAGGGGGGCGACGCTGAAGGTAACAAGGGCGGACGGCAAGCCGTTCCCCGCGAAGAAGCAGGCGGCGCTCGACGAGCTACTCAGCCCGTTCGCGATGGACCCGATGGACTTCATGTCGCTGAAGGCCGGCGAGCAGGTGCGGGCGCTGATCGAAGCCTATCACCCCGAGTTCGACCTGGACGAGATCGACGAGCAGCGGAAGGAACTCGTGGAGCAGCGCCGCGACGCTAACCGGGACGTCAAGCGGCTGACCGCGTTGGTCGGGGACGTGCCTGAGCGCGTCGAGGGTGAGGTGGCGGAGAAGGTGGACGTAACTGACTTGACCGCCAGGTTGACCAAATCCAGGGCGATGGGGTGGGAGTGGGAGAAGGCCACGCGCGAATGCGTTAGGATCGAGAACGAAGCTCGGGCCGTCGCCGACAGGATCAAGGAGTTGCAGGATAAGCATTCTGCCCTTCTTCAGAGCAAGGCCGACTACACTGTGGCGCCGATGCCGGATGACTACGAGAGGCCCGAGGAACTCGCGGAGCAGATCGACAACGCCGCGGCCATCAACGAGCGCGCATCCGAGCTCGCCAAGCGCGACGCCGACGCCGAGGCACTCGCCCAGTATCAAGAGCTCGCCGACGGCCACGACCGGCACATCGACGACCTGGACGCGAAGGTCACGGGCGCGATCAATGCCATCGAGCTCCCGGCCGGAGAGATGACGATCTCCAAAGACGGCATCCGTGTAGGCGACCGCGACCTCTCCGCGCTGAACACGGCGGCGCAGATACTCGCCTGCACAAAAATAGCACTCTTCTGGCCCGCCGACATCAAGGTCGTGCGCGTGAAGGAGGGGGACAAACTGGACGACGACACGATGAAGGAGATGGCGGCGATGGCCCGAGAGGCCGGCGCCCAGCTGTTCGTCGAGCGTATCGTGTGCGTCGACCCCTCGGTATCGATCGAAGTCCACGACGGGCTGGTGGTGGAGCGTGACGAGACCTAGGCAGAGGTAGAGGCCGAAACCGAGACCGTATAACACACGGGCCAGCCGCCACCCACTCCCCGGCGCTTCCCCACACAGCGCGCCGGGGAAGGCGGCAGCCCATCAGGAGGATGATGATGATCGAGCACCTGATGTGGGCGGTGACGGCGGCGAGCATCGTGGGCGTGCTCGCGAACAACAACCGAAAGCGATGGGGCTTCATGGTCTGGATTTTCACGAACGGCCTTTGCGTGGCCTATAGCATTCACAAGGGATCGCCGGCGCAGGCCGTGAAGTATGCGGTGTTCGCCGCCCTGGCCGTCGACGGCTTTCGGAGATGGGGCGTAAAGACTTCTTGACAACACGCGATAACGTGGTATGATGTGCGTAGGAGAAGACGATGGCGAAGGCGATGACCGAATACGACGTGTTCAAAGCGGTGGCCGCTGCACGCAGCAAGAAGTTCCTCGTGTATTCGCAGGTCAAGAACGGCTCGACGCACAAGCCGGAGCAGGGGTTGCGCAAGATGGACATGCTTTGCATCGCCCGCTCGTGGTCGCCCGTCGAGTGCCAAGGAGTGGAGATCAAGTGCAGCAGGCAAGACTTCTTGCAGGATAACAAGGTGGGCGGGACCTACGGCTGGTGCAACCGCTTCTACTGGGCGTGCCCCACCGGCCTGATCGCCAAGGAGGAGGTGACGGCCAGAGCGGGCCTGATATACGTCAACCCCAAGACGGGCAGGGCGCGTACGGTCAAGGCCGCCCCGTTCGGCGACAGTGATCCCGACTGGCGGACGCTCCTCTACCTGCTGTTCTGGCAGGTCGATGAGACGGCGGGCAAGGGGGATCGGCGCACATTCCAGCGTCGCTATCAGATGGAGCAGATCAAGCACGAGATAGATACGCGCAAGAAGCTCGGCCACTCATACCGCAGGGCCGTATCGAAGAGGCTCGAACAGGTCGAGCGAGAGTGCGGGGAGCGGTCGCGAAGGGCGATCAATATGGTCGCTCGGCTGACGGAGGTGGTGACCGTTCAGAATCAATTGGGCTTGAGCGACGCTGAACTGGCCGAGGTGGTCAAGCGCGTGGCCCACGCCGGCGAGTGCAAGCTGAGTGCTCAGAGCGTGCAGGGGGCGATCCGCGTGGCCGAGGATGCCACGGGCAAGCTCAAGTCCCTGTTGACCACCATCGAGGCATTCCGTGCAGAAGGAGCATCAGAATGAGCAAACGAATCACGATGAAGTATGAGCCGAACGATCTGGCCTACGTTGTGGGCGAGCCCCAGCGACGGCTGAAGTGCAGGACGTGCAACGGCGGCGGATCGCTCAAGCCTGTTGTTGGGCCATTACGTGGCGTGGAGTGTCCAGCCTGCAAAGGCAAAGGCCGGAGGAGGTATCCCGTGCTCACGGTCGAGAAGGTCAAGGTCATACGCGCCGGGGCAATGGTCACGCGCACGCCTGATGGCAACGCGGTGAGGATAGACTACGCCCTGCAAACGCTCATTGGCGGCAGGATGTCGGGCAGGCGGCAGGATCGCGTGTACAAGACGAAGGAGTTGGCCGAGAAGGAAAAAGCGAAGCTGGAGGCGAAATGACCAAACGAATAACAGGCACCCGCGAATGGGCGAGCTCGAACGTGAACATCTGCTCCGGCTGCGCGAACGACTGCCGATACTGCTATGCTCGAGAGATGGCCGTGCGGTTCAAGCGTAAGACGGCCGAGAACTGGCACGAGGAGCTCGTGGATAGTAAGAAGGTGGACAAGGGCTACGGCTTCCGCAAGGGCGTTGTGATGTTTCCGACCACCCACGACATCACGCCGGGGACGGTCGACGCCTGCTGCACGGTTTTAAGCAAGTTGGCGGACGCTGGGAACCGCGTGCTCGTGGTGTCCAAGCCGAACCCGCAGTGCATGGGCCGCGTCTTCGCCGCACTGGCCGGCCATCAGCAGCGCGTGGAGTTCCGGTTCACCATTGGGGCGATGGACGATGCGATCCTTTCGTATTGGGAGCCGAACGCGCCGAAGTATATGAAGCGCCGGCGGTGCCTGATGGTGGCGAAAGTGCAGGGCTTCGCGACGAGCGTGAGCATTGAGCCTATGCTGGACGCCTGGCATATCGACGACCTGATCTACGCCCTGGAGCCCGACGTGACCGGCACGATCTGGCTGGGCAAGATGAACCAGACGGCGCGGCGGGTATGGGTAGACGGGCCCAAGGATATCGAGATGCTCAACGATGTGATACGCGGCCAGTCCGACGCGAACATCCGGGCCATCTACGAACGCCACCGCCGCAATCCGAAGATGCGCTTCAAGGACTCGATCAAGAGCGTGGTGGGCCTGCCGCTCGCCCGTAGGGCCGGGACGGATGAATGAGGAGGCCAAGATGAAGTTTGCTCCCGATCTACGAGAGAAGGTGCTGGACGGCACAAAGACGCAGACATGGCGGCCGCTCCACGAGGACGACCGCATTATCAGCAATCACAAGAATGAGGCGCTGGAAATTGAGGAGTGGTTTCGCACCACGAAATGGAAGGTCGGGCAGGGGCTCGAAGTCGAGCCGAATGAAGCCGGCCAGAAGACTCGGTTCATCGAGATCACGGGGCTTATCCCGAGGACGCCCATCGAGTTGTGCCGCGGCGCTTGGGCGGGCACTGCCTTGAGGCTTGAAGGTTTTCCGAGGCCAACTCGCGGCCATAGGCCGACCCCGGCGGAGGCGTTTATAATGAGGCTGTGCGATCTCTACCCCGACACCAAGGCGGAGGACATTAAGCACATGCCCGGCGTGTCCATCGTATTCGAGTTGGTTAAGGGGATGTGGAGATGAACGACACAAAGGAGACCAAGATGAGTCCGAACCCACCTGAACCGATCCTCCACGGCGTGTACAACGCGGATGTGAACGGCACGATGGCCGATGTATACGTGCATGAGATAGACCCATCGGACGGTGGGCTGATAGTGATCGACCTGTCGTCCGGGCTTGCCTACGGCTTCGATGCCGACGATGACCTGGGCGAGTTCGTGCGCGTGGGCTGCCACAGGGAAGCCCATGAGGCCCGTCTGAGGGGGCTCGGCATAGACACAGCCGACACGTTCAGGGCCACGAAGGACGAGAATGGGCCGGGATGGACGTATCGAGATACACGCACAGTCCCCGACCTGCGCATCAAATGGGACGGCTCCCAGCCTTGCGCCGTCATTCACATTGGCCACGCGGCGGAGAACTACCTGGACATTAGCATCGAGGATGCGGTCGCCGAGCAGGCGAAAGCGTGGTTTGAAAGGCTTGTGGCCGACGGCGAGGATATATCGGCCGCCGCCTCCGGGCGCCCAGCGCCCCACGCACGAACCATTGAGCGTGTCGACAAGGCGATCAGCACACCGCAAGAGGCCCGCGCCGACCCCGGCGCCGTCGGCGTGCTCGACGCCCTGGCCGCGGCCATAATCTATACCGAAACAAGGCGGCCTGCTGGGATCGGCGGGACAAGGAGCATCGATAATTCCCTTGACACCGCCCCGCCAAAGTCGTAGAACCATGCTGTTATGGAACAACAAACGGCCATGAAAGCGATGGAACGGCCCAAGAAACGCACGGGCCTGTTGCTTACGGCGGGCTACCAGGGGGCCGACCCCGATGTGTTCCGCAAGCTGGTCAAGGGCTATGACGCGATCATAATCGACATTCGATGCAGCCCGCACGCCAAGGACAAGCGATGGGGCAAGACCACGCTGGCCCGACGATACCGCGATAACTACCAACACGCACGGGGGCTGGGGAACCTGAACTACAAGGTGCCCCACGCCCCTGTTAGCATGCCCCACCCCGTGCCGTGGATCGAGTTGATCCTCAGCTACCTCGACCGGGGCCGCAACGTGCTGATCCTCTGCTATGAGGCCGAGCACATCGCCTGCCACCGGGTGGACGTAGTTGACCTGGTGGAGGAGCAGATGGCGGTTTCGGTGAAGCACTTGACGCCTGAAGAGATGGGGAACACCGATGCCCAAGCCTAAGAAGGCCGACCAGCCGCTCCGCCTCGACTACGTGCAGGCGAAGACTTTAGCCGATAACCCCCGGAACTGGCGGACGCACCCGGAGAGCCAGGTGTCGGCTTTGAAAGAGGCTATCGATCAGGTGGGCTGGGCGGTGCCGATGGTCTATAACGAGCGGACTGGACGGCTGGTGGACGGCCACTGCCGCAAGAAGATAAGCGGGCCGGACGAGTGGGTGCCGGTCGTGATCGGCGACTGGAGCGAACAGGACGAGCTCAAGGTGCTCGCCAGCTTAGACCCGCTGGGCGCGATGGCGTCGTTCAACGAGGTCGAACTCCGTAAGCTGCTGGAGGACGTGGCGTTCGAGACGCCCGGCTTGCAGGCTATGGAGGAGGAACTCAAGGGGATGATGGGGGCTTTGGAACTGCCGGCCGATGCTGACGGCAAGGAGTATGACGAATCCTGCGCCGACGACGTGAAGAAGGTGGAGTGCCCAAGCTGTGGCCACGAATTCCCCATCTAAGTTTACCGTCGTGAGCACGTTCAGCGGATGCGGCGGATCGTCCCTCGGCTATCAATGGGCCGGCGGCAAGGTGCTGCTCGCGGTCGAGATCGACAACAACGCGGTCGCCACCTATCGGCTGAACTTCCCGGACACGCCGATCTATCACGGCGACATCGGCAAGCTGACCGTGGATGATGTGCTTGAACGAACGGGCTTGCAGCCCGGCGAACTCGACATACTCGACGGCTCGCCACCGTGTCAGGGCTTCTCGACGGCCGGCAAGCGTGACTTCGGGGACGACCGTAACCAGTTGTTCCGCGAGTATGTGCGGCTGCTGAGGGGGCTCAAGCCGAGAACCTTTGTAATGGAGAATGTCAAAGGGATGGTCAAGGGCAAGATGAAGTTGATCTTTGCAGAATGCATGCGGGAACTGAAGGCCGGCGGCTATAGAGTCAAGGCCCGGTTGCTGAATGCGATGTATTACAACGTCCCCCAGAGCCGAGAACGAATGATCTTTGTCGGTGTGAGGAACGATATGGCCCCGCCACCATCTCATCCAAGAGGGCAGACACACCCCAAGACGGTGCGGCAAGCCATCGGTCACCTTCCAACAGGCATTGCCGGCAACCACGAACCACAGGTCATCGCTGCCTGGCACAAGAGCAAGCCGGGCCAGAGCCTTCGCAAGGCTGTCCCAGATGTGGGGTCGTTCACGTCATCGAGGCTGGACCCTAACCGGCCAAGTATGACGCAGACAAAGGCACACCGACACTGGCATTATTCAGTCCCCCGTCAACTGACAGACCTGGAAGGGGTGATCATTGGGGGGTTCCCAGAGGACTACAAGTGGATCGGGGCGAAGGCAAAGGTGCAGCAACGCATCGGCAACAGCGTCCCGCCCCGGTTCATGCAGGCCATCGCCGAGCACATTCGTGACAACATCCTCCAGGAGGTGACCAATGCCGAAAAAGGGTAGCATCAAGCTGCCGGAGGCCCAGTTGGTGGCGTTGTGCGATGCGATCACGCAGAGCATACCGTTCAACTCGGCGTGCGTGCTGGCCGGGATGCCGCAGTCGACGTTCTACTTCTACAAGGCCGAGGCCGAGGAGTTGCGGGAGGCGATCACGAAGGGCCGACGCAGGAAGCCGAAGAGCGTGAGGGGCCTGCGATTACTGGAGTTTTTAGAGCGCATAAAAAAGGCGGAAGCCGCTGCGATCAAGCGAAACATCCTCGCCATCGCCCTCGCCGGCACGAATCCGAAGCACTGGGCGGCCGCCGCCTGGCTGCTCGAACGCCGGTATCCCGACGAGTATGGCAAGCAGCGCCTGGACGTGACGGTCAAAGAAGGCCCGAACCAGATGACGCTGGACAAGATGATCGAGGTGGTGATGCAGAAGACCGAGGGCCACCCGGAGCTCAGGCGCGAGTTGGCCCACGCATTCGACGAGATAGCGAAGGCCGAAGAGGCGAATGAAGGAGGAGAATAGGATGGATAACACCGAGCAGGTTATAGACAATGCGGTCAAGATGCTCGAACAGCACGGCATATCCAATTTCGCCATAGCGGTCAAAGACCCAGACCGCCCAATGGACATTGTCAGATACGGAGGGTCGCTATACTGGAGGCTGGGAGCGGCGCAAGCCCTGACGCACGCCAACAAACTGGAACTCGGCGATGCCGAGCCTCATGGAGGCCCAGAATGTAATTGTGGGCGGACAGGGAATGAGGCGGATGAAGATCAGAAGGCATAATGGCGCCCCAAATCAATGTAGCCCGCTATATGGCGGATGCCCTGCGGTCGTCCGTGATGACGCCTGCCGAGTGGGCTATGGGCCACCGGCGTATAGGGGATCACGCCTACTCATTCGAGGGCTACGAGTGGTGCCGGTGGGTTCACGATGCGGAGTTGGATACGGACAAGATCGTGAGCCGCAAGGGCGCGCAGACGGGGTTCACCGAGACGTTCATCAACCTCGCCCTGTTTTTCATGGACGTGCGGCTCACCGATGTGCTCTACCTGCTGCCCCTGTCGGACGAGGCGGCAGACTTCTCGGCCGGTAGGTTCAATCCGGCGGCCGAGGACAGCCCGAAGATCGCGGAGTTGATGCGGGACGTGAACAGCGTCCACCACAAGCGGGCACGCCATACCTCGATGTATATTAGAGGCACCAACAGCAGGTCGAAGCTCAAGAGTATCCCCGTGGGGGCGATATTCTACGACGAATTCGACGAGATGAACCAGTTGAACCTGAAGCTCGCCCGGCACCGGCTGTCCGGGCACACGCGGAAGTTCGAGGGGATGATCAGCACGCCCACCATCCCCGGCTTCGGCATCGACCTGGAGTTCGCCAACTCCTCGCAAGGCTTCTGGATGGTCAAATGCCCGAAGTGTAAGCGCCGGCAACCCCTTGATTTCCCCGCATCAATCGAATATCGTGAGAAGCACGGCAAGATAGACGCCGCGTCGGCACGCTATAAATGCCGCAAATGCGGCAAGCCGTGGACGGCCCGACAGCATCGCAAGGCCGTGGCCACCGGCGAATACGTCCATCAGTATAAGCGGCGTAAGACGCTCGGGTTCGCCATAAGCCAGATGTATTCGTCGACGATCTCCGCCCAGGAGGTCGTCCAGGCGTATAGCGAGAGCTTCCTGAGTGCTCCGGCGGAGCAGGAGTTCTGGAACTCGGTGCTCGGTATCGCACACGTGGCGGCGGGCACGATGATAACGCCCGCGGACGTGCTGAACTGCACGCAGGACGACCTCCAGATCGTCGCCGCCGCGAACTCGGCTACGATAGGCATTGACCCAGGCCCGCACCATATCCATTACGAGGTCGCTCAATGGCTAGAAGACGGCACGAAGCTCGTGCTCAACGCCGGATGGGTGCCCGAGTTCCGCGACCTCGACCAACTCATGACCCAATATCAAGTCTACTGCGCTGTCATCGACGCGCAGCCCGAACGACACGAAGCCCGGAAGTTCGTCGAACGCTGGGAAGGCATAGCCTACATGTGCTTCTACACGGAGCATGGGCCGGTCATGTGCCGGTACGACGAGCAGACGGGCACGGTGAACGCGAACCGCACGGAGGCACTCCGCAGCGCCCTGAACCGCTTTACAAGCCGGACTGTCCGGCTGCCGAAGGGACTGACGCCGGAGTACGCGCAGCATATATGCACCCCGGTGCTCGTATACCGCACTGGGCCGAAGGGGAATGTGATCGGCGAGTATCTGACGCCAGGCGAAGCCCCTGACCACCTTGCGCACTGTGCGGCCTACAACGAACTGGCGAACGACATCTGCCCCGATGGCGACTGGGGCGGCGAGGTCGTTCACAGTGGAGCGCTCAGTCATGTTTGAGACCATATTCCCCACCTTCCACCACGTGCTGAAGCGGCGTAAGCTCCGCCAAGAGCTCAAGACACGGGAACTCGAGCTATCCTGCAAACTGATGAACCGGTATGAGAGCCTGTGGGACAGCCCGCAGCCCGATAATGACGAGAACGACTGGATACCGCTGGGCGACGAGAGCTCGAAGTTCGGGGCCGAGCGGCCCGTGAACTACGATACCATACGCGGCCAGGCCCGATCCCTCTACTACTTCAACCCATACGGCAAGGGCATCGTGCGCACGTATGAGCGGTCCATCGTCGGCCCCGGGTTCAAGATCGAGCCCAAGTGCGAGACGGACGCGGCGGGCCGGCAGGTGACCGAGCTATGGGAGCAGTGGCAGACCGAGAGCGGATGGGACGCCAAGCGGCGGGAGTTCGTCCGCCGGTCGGTCAGGGACGGGGAGACCTTCTTGTGGTGGGGCATGGATCCGTCGCTGGACGGCCCCAATGCGATGCTGCCCTTCGACTTCTCGCAGGCTAACCTGAAGTTCCGGTTCATCGAGCCGGGCAAGATACGGCGGCCGAACTCCGGCCCGTGGTCGAACCGACCGGACGCCTCGCACGGCATTATAACGGACGCTCAGGATACGGAGATGGTGTTCGGCTATCTGTACACGCCGAAGGCCAACGGGCCGACTACGGTCATCGAAGCCCAGAATATGCTACACCACAAGCTGACGGTCGACTCGCAGACCAAGCGCGGGCTCACCGTGCTGCTGTCAGTGTTGGAGCGTATCCGCAGGTACGACAAGTGGCAGACCTACAGGCTGATGAAGGCCGAGTTCATGAGCCTGATCTTCTTGGTTCGCAAGCACCACAACACAGGGCCGGCCGAGCGCAAGGCCTTCGCGGACGCCAACCGCACGGGCACGCAGAAGCTACGCGGCAGGAACGTGACGGATAACAAGACGCTCAACTCGAAGATGTGGAAGCCCGGCAGTGTGATCGACGCGGGCGGCAAGACCGAGTATGACTTCATCAGCCCGAACCTGCACGCCGACGACGCGCAGGCGGACGGACGGTCAATGCTCCTGTCGGTCTGTGCCGGCGTGGGCCTGTCAGAGCCCATGCTGACCGCCGATGCCAGCAACGCGAACTTCGCGAGCACGCTCGTGGCGGAAGCCCCGGCCATCTTCGAGCTCCGGGATTATCAGGCGATGTTCGAGCCCGTGTTCAGCAACGCTATCTTCGGACGCTGGCTGGAGTTCGAGACTTTGATCTCCCGCCGCCTGCCCGCGGGCATCTGCCATGGCTGTGACATCACGTGGCCCAGGCTGGTAGTCCGCGACCCGCTGATGACGGCCAAGTCCGATCAAATCCTGAACATCATGCGCGTGAAGTCGGCGGAGACCATCACGGCGGAGAATAACCTCGACTACGAGGAGGAGCAGGTCAGGCTTGAGGCGGAGCGGGCTCGGGCTATCGAGATGGGCTACGAGCCGGACCCGAACGAGCCGGATACGGACGATGACGACAAGAGCAAGGGAGACGACAAATGACGGGACACGGCTACAGGCCAGCACCGGGCACAAAGCCTTTGACAACGGGCTTTCAGCCGACGGAGACGGTCGACAAGAGCAAGATCGTCCCGCCACCACCCCCAAGCCCGCCCCATTACGTTGAGGGGTCAGAGGGCTGGCTGAGGCAGAAGATCGGCAAGGCCCTTGACGTGGGCAACATCGGCACCGCCACACTGCCCGGCGGGCGAGTGGCCCACATTCGAGCCGTGGGGTCGACCAATTCTATAATGAACTTCACTGTGACGGTCAAGGGAGGCGAGTGATGGCCGAGCAATGGATGACCGGCGAGGACGCCCCGCTGCCCAATCCGTATCCGGGCACGACTGACGACTCGCCCCGCCTCAACGCAATCAACGCGGCCGGCCCGCAGACGTCCAAGTTCTACCGCGACTGCAAGGTGAAAGTCCGGCGGTTCACAATGAAGTTCGAGGAGGAGCAGTGGTGACGCAGAAGCCCTCAGACCGACACAAGCCTACCCTGTTCATGCCGCTACCAGAGCCGGTGCGGATAAAGATCGGCGATATGATGATGAACGTCAGTTGGTCGCGGAGGGCAGGCAATCCAAGGGCCAAGGTGAGGATGACGGAGGCTTACGACAAATGACACAGAAGCAACTCGACGCCGAATTCGAGGATATGGGCCTCGGCACCGAGGAGGAGCGGCAACGCTTCCTCGATATGGCTCACCCTGGCAGGCCAGTCATCCGGGGGACGGCCATCGAGTACTACATAGACAACGAGACACATCCATATCCTACGGCACGACTTGGCCCGCAACGCTTCCGATGGACGCCTGAGCCGACACAGACCGCCACACTGGACTTCTAATGCCCACGCCCCCCAGCATGGAGAAGCTCGTGTTCGACGCGAGCGTTCAGCATGCCGTGTTCCTCGTCCGCTACGAGAACGGCGTGGCCCGCCGCGTGGTCAACGTGCTGCGCCAGTTCCGAGGGCCGATGCTGAATGATATGCGGGCGGCGATGGACGCGGGGACGCTGGCCCTGAAACGCAGCCCCCGGCTGGTCACCGACCCCGTGGACAGGCGGATCGCGCAGGCCGTGGACGAGGCCCACGCGGCGCTGGCGGTAGAGATCGAGGCGTTCGCACAGGAGGAGGCTCGCATCCTCTGGAACCTGTGGGCGCGGCACATCCCCGGCTTCCGGCCCATCGGGTTCGACCCGTCGCTGACGCTCCAGGAGAAGGATTGGCGTAAGGTGGGATACGGCCCCATGTTCCAGCCGTTGGACTTGGCTACGGTCGAGGCAATGCAATCCCTGCCCATCAAGGGGCTGACCAAGGCCGAACGCTTCCGCGACCTCGGAGCCGTTACGCAGATGCGGGTCAACCGTGTAATCGCCGACCAGCTAAGTCAGGGCAAGGGCTCGGCGACCGTCGCGCGTGTGATCGACAAGGAACTCGGGATCAGCAGGCAGCGGGCCACGCTCATAGCCCGCACCGAGATAGCGAATGTGCA